AAGTCGAATTAGCTTCATAATTAAATACAAATCCACTTACGTTATTCATGTTTTGATTTGCTCCTGTTGTTAAGTCATTTGCTAACTTAACATCAAGCGTGTAATTGTTTAATTTACCGTTAAACGTATTCCAATCAGTTGAGGTAAGTATTCCGTTAGTTGATCCGCTCGCATTGCTTAAAGCGTTTTGTTTACCGTTCCATGTTGTTTTTTCGGTATCAGTTACAAATCTTTTAGTTGAGCTTTCAGTAACTTTACTAGCTGCAACATCGTTTATCTTTGCATCCGTTACGGCTAAACTATCAATAGTCCAAGTCGCACCTGATCCACTTACAGTAATATCACCCTTGTCACCGTCCGCAATTCCGCCACCGCCTGAACTTGTAGCCCATTCTAATTTTTCCTCATTTGAAACACGAAGAAATTTACCGCTATTATTAACCTTTGAAGGTATAAATTTATAACTCATATTATATGCCAGTTACTACCATCCGATACTATCGTGATCGAATCGTATTGTGTTGTTATTACATTTGTTGTTGCTCCGTCAATTGTTTGCGTACTATACCCATCTATTGTTACCGTGTTTGCGCTTGCATCTACTTTTTTAATGTGATATATCTTACCCATTTCATCCTTTGGACTTGCAACCAATCCACTATCTGGAAGTGTTATCGTTATATTTCCGCCTGTTGCGTTTACCAATAAAATAGTATCGTACCAATCAGTCGTATAATTTGCAGTAATTGATTTTACCCTTACTCCCGAGGCTGTGTCTTTTATTGGTAAGCTATTAATATAAACCGCTCCCGAACGATCTATTGTCGTACCACTTGAAGCTAATACTACCGTGTTGTTTGTTCCTGGTAATACACTTACTCCGCTGCTACTTAATACGCTTATGTTTTGAGTGCCACCTCCGATGTAAATATCAGTACCGTTTACCTTTGCACCTATTGCACTACTATCTATAAAAACATTATAACCTAGTGTTTCACTTCCAAACGTATTTCCTACTCTTTGCGTATTATACCAACCTTTTACTTCGTCCTCTAAAATACCACCTCCAACATTTGCAGCATTCGTAGGAACGAAATCAGGATATTCAATAAGCTTTATAAATTCGCATTTAGTAACTGACATTTGATTAGGGTTGTAATCAAATACTCGATTCAACCTCCAATAGTCACCTTCGAAATAATAAAAGTTTTTAAAGTCAAGTTTTAAAATATCCAAAGGAGTTAAATAAAAATATCCTGTAAATATTTTACTGTTAATGTCGCTTATCTCTTGAACAAACTTTTTCCAATACTTATTAAATAAATTATTATTTGAGTATGCGTTTGTAGTGTAAAAAACCTCAATAGGTGAACCAAAGTTTAAATCTAAAGTAGGGTTTAATGGATCATCCAAATGACCAACGTAGGGATAAGTAGTGTAACTTACTCCTAATGGATTAGCTATATCAGTTATTGTGTAAGGGTTGGCAGTTGTTTTAACACCTCCGTAATAAAGTATTCTAATATTAGCAGCCTTGGGTTGAGGTTGACCGTTATTATCTACTACAAATATTTTCGGAATGATCCTATCAATACCTAAATAGTCAGCTATCGGAGTAGGTGAAAATATTAATTCAGTTTTAACCTCTTGTTTTAAAAAGTCATTTTCAATATCAAAACTTTTGTAACCGTAATTTTGGTTAAACTTTTTCTTATAAATGTCATTATAGTAATCACCGTCATCCTTGTATTGAAACGTGTAAACCCTACTCTCTAGGTCTCCCATTGGCTTAGTCTCGTAAGCCTTAGAGTAATCAAGTTTATAAGACCAATCTAAAGTAGTGCCACCACTTGAAGCGTAGTAATCGTCACGCGGTTCAATTATTAATTTGTTTGTTTGTATCGGATCATTATCTACATACAAATTAAACATTTTAAATATTGAACTTAAAAAGTCAGTTTGTTTTATTGTTTCCGGTAATACCTGATTCATTAACAACGTATCTCCTTCGGTTACCGAGGTATCGTTTAATTTAATTTCAAAAAAACAATCAGTTGTTAAATTTATATTTATCGAACCTCCGTTTGCATAAGGACTTACTATCCCACCGTTTGAACTATAATGTAAATAAACATAATCACCTGCATTCAATTGATGTATTGCGTTTATTTTATAAACATAAGTTGAGCTTGACGAACCTGTAACTATTGCAGTTGGTACTGTTATTCCTATAGTACCAGGACTAAATGTGGTTGATGTTGATAATAATATTTGACCTAATCCTATTGCATTACCTCCTACTTTTCTAATAGCTAATGATCCTAAAGCAGCACTTGCGCCACCTAAAATAAAATCATTATTTACAGTATTATTGTGTTTTACATTTATTGAAACATTAAAAGTAATATTATAGGTAGCTGCTTTTGGAGCTGTAAATCTATAAAGTGATGTATTGTAATTATTACCAGCATCATTATTTGGTAATGTGCTATCGTCATCAAAAGCTAGCGTTTGAGTAAATCCTGATCCTGGAGTCCTTGTTATTGTTATCTGCGTTGAGTTACTAGCCCTTGATTGTCTATTTTGTATTTGAGTATCTGATAACTTTAACGTAGTAGATGTGTAAGGTACGTTTAACCTTTTAAAAAAAGTTGAGTTAAAAAAGTTACTAGAATATTGAAACCCTGCTTGGTTAAATATTTTGTCTATTATCGTTTTAACATAAACTGCCGGGAAAAAGTGTTTAACATCAAACGTACTTCCATTGGTAAAGCCATAATCAATTAAAGGATAAAGATAACCCTCACCAGTCGGATTTCCACTACTAAAGTTTACATAAGTTGATCCGTTTTTAATTATGCTAGTATCCCAACTATTAACCTGGTTAGTCTTATTGTAAGTATGGTCGTATTCTGACAAGTCAAGATTTGACAATTTACTTTCACCTAGCGTGGTAAAAATATTTGCTAGGTTACCGTAAAAACTCATTTCATATTCTACCTTGCCATTTACATTAACTATATTGTCAAGCTTTGCAAATCCTTTGAATACCTCGTTACCGTCTTGTAATACTAAAACATCCGCTTTTAAATTAGGGTTATAAGTAGGGTTAAAATTAGTATTACCTGAACTTATCAAGCTTACCCCAATATCCCAAATATGTGAAAACAAAACATTATTTGAAGCCGTGCCAGGTAAAGTTACCGTCTTACTAAAATTAGTGTTTCTCTTTTGTGGTTCTCTAATATCCGCAATAGCATAGTTTAATGGAATGCTTATATCCTCACTTAAATCTACTTGCGTGTTATTAATAAATATTTCGGTTACCATTTTTGAACTTTTGAATTGAACGAAGGAGCAAACTCAAAATCGTATTGAAACAAGCCATCCCTTGCGTGAGTCTTTTTAGTGTACGAATCAGTTTTTAAATTAACCGGTACGCATAAATTTCTACTTGTATCTACTACCCTAACATCCTTACTCCTAAACATATTTTCTACAAACTTACTTTCGTCTTCAGTCATCCACCCGGTGTAAACTTTTAAAGTATAGTTTATGTCGTTATTAAATTGTGCGGTGCTTCGTTCAATAGGGTTAAAACCGTAACTTGTGCCACTCCAAACATAATTTGACTTTTTAAATTGCGATCTGTTATAAGAGTAGTTTTCTACATAACCACCGTAACAATTAAACGAATCATAACCTCCCCACTGATTGAGATATGTTATTCTTACATATTCTGTCCTGTTACAATTGTTATCTAGTATAAAAGTTTTCTTTTTGCTTGTTACTGTTAAATCACTCATGCAAGTGTAAACAGTATATTTAACCGTGTTACTATCAATTATAGGTAAACTACCAACACTTAAATAAGACTGGTTTAAATTACGTGCGCCACAATAAACTCTTACTCTTTTCTTTGCTCTTGTGTTGGAAGGGTATTGATCGTTTTTAAATGCGTATGTAGTAACCGTTCCTGTATTATCGGTTACATCAACACCAATATAAAAAGTATCTGCTGTATTATCTTGGTAAAAATCAAGTACAAAGTCATCGTTTATAGTTAAATGAAAATTGTTACCATCCGATAAAAATTGAAAATTAGTGTTTTTAATATTAGTCGGATCGTACTCATAATAATTAAAAGAAGCATCGTTCCTTCCAGCATCAATTACAAACTCATCTAGGCTTGCACTTATTGCGTATTTATTTAGTGAGCTGCTTAGGTTTTGATAAGTAACTATTCCACTACTTGCTCCGTATTCCTCACCCCACCTAACATCGTATTCTACTATTGAATTAGGACAAGTAACCACTCCTGTTGAGTTTGGAATCCAAACATCCAAATCAAAATAATCTTGTAATACTCCTTGCAAGTCAAAAGCTGAATAGCCATTTGTAGGGTGAGCAGGTTTTTTTAACCTCACATAATTAGGTGAGTTGTTTACGTAAACATCCGCAATATACTTAAAATTCGCTTGCGCTTTATTTGTACTGTCTAAAGTATAAAGTATTTTATTATACCCCAATGCAGGGCTATCGGCTGCTTGATTAACTGTTATTGCCATTTAAATTTTCAACTTCATTTTTAATAATTATCGATACATCTCTACCCAAAGCCTTACTTATTTCTTGACTTAAGAAATTATTTATTCTTTCAAAGTTTTGACCAGTAACATCAGTCTTCCAATAAGTAGCTCTCGTTCCTTTTTTTAAAATTGCCATAGCTATTATAAAGCTTAATGACCTTGATTTTTTTCTATCTTTGGCTACATCTCCAAATCTCTTAGCCTTACCTGGACTTATTATCCATCTATAAATTTTAGGCTGTAATTCTTTTAATGCATTTATTGAAAATCCCTTTGGTGCTGTACCTAAGTCAACATCGTCACCGTATTTATTATAAGAAATGGTTATTTCAGCTTTTTCTCTAGTTACATTACCCGGAGTTGCTAAAATTGATTGAGAAAGTGAACCAGTTGCATTAACCTCTTTTTCTTTTAAACTTTTTTGTAATTCATAAATAACACTGCCAACAGCTCTAGCTAAAGCATCCATAGTATTTAGAAATGGCAAAAAGTCTTGTTGCTTTTTAGCAATATCTTTTAAGGATTGTAAATTACCCTTATACTTACTTGCATTACTAATATTTAGTGCCACGGTTCAATTTATTCCTTAATTGTTCTAAATGCTTTTCCTTGTCTTTAAAATATGCCAACGTATTTAAAAATTCAATCACTCCCATATTCAAAAAGTAATCCCACTTTGTACGGTCTGAATTACTTAATGAGTCTAAAACATTATACCATCCCCATGCTGCCAGTCCTCCTTGCTTAACTGGTTCACCTTCTCCGCTATCTCCTTCATTGTCTTGTTCAAATAATCGGGGATATTTTCCATTAATTTGATTAAGAGATTGCAAAAAAAAAGTGCTAAAGGATAAATTTGTTGCACGTTTGCACGTTTCAAAATATCCACTTTCTCCTCATAAGTCAAACCTACTTTTTTCTTAAATATCCACCAACCTCTATAAGGAGTTAAATATAAAGCTGCTAGGCTAGGTGTATTAATTATTATGTTTTCCTTTTCCTTAGTTAACTCAATTGAGCTAATGTACTCCCCTGCCGTGATCTTGCGAATATCCAATGTAGGTTTCCAAGTGTAACCTCCTAATTTAAAAGACTTGGGATAAGTAGCTTGCGGAAAGTCATTAATAAAACTAATTTGCTTTTGAAAACTTACCCAATCATCAAGCGTTAAATCTTCTACTTGATTGATAGTAAGTCCACTAAGTATGCTGAATATCCTAATTGACTTATCAATCGGTTCTATACTTTCATCTTGAGCTATATCGTAAATCTCGATAAACTGCTCAATACTTATTTCATTCCAGCTTTTAGGTAAATTCATAATATAAGAACTATTTTTTTTAAATTGGTAACTAACTACTTGTAACAAAAAAGGCTAACTTTCGTTAACCTTCCTTGCTCACAAAACATACAAACATGAAAAACATAAACAAATATAATAATTATAGCAACATGTACCGTCCACCTTTTGCAAAATCTTTGTAAGCCTGGTAACAAATAGCCGTTGCCATTACCCCGTCATCGTGAAATCCTGCCGGAGCTGAATATTTAACCGATCTACTTTTTGGGTTATATTCAAAGCTAAACACTTCAAATTCTTTACGTAACCAATCGAGGTCTAAAATACTTACCTCTTTGTTTTGACTAGCCACCAACAAACTTTCTATAATATCGTTTTTGCTTTTGGAGGTGGTTACAAATGGGTGTATATTACAAATCCCACTCATATCGTTTCTAAGCGACTCTAAAACAATATCACCAATTGAGTTAACCTCGACATACACATCAGGTCGAAAGTCTCGTAAAATCGTTTTAACGTGGTTTAGGATAGTAGCCCACTCCATTTGTCGCCACCGTTCACAAAATACCATTTGACCTTTATCATTCATTATAGTTAGTACCGTGTAATCGTCTGCCCTGCCTAAGTCTAAACCAGCGACTAACCTAGATGTACGCTCACCTGTGCCAATTGGAATATTAGAAAATAAATGATAACCTCCGTCTACAAACTCGGCTAGATATTCCTGTTTAAATATAATTTCAGGTAAGGTATATTTCGCATCGTCTATTTCACTGGGTTGTATTATCGGATTATCGTAGCTAGTCATGGTAAAAGACTTGTACTGTGGATTAATCCCGTCCATTTGGTGCATCGTGTAAAAATGGTTTTTACCTTTTGGAGTGGATATTAAAAGTACCTTTTTGCCTTTGACTAAAACAGTAGCTCTTAAAACTTCCGTCCATGCTTCGGCCTGCATAAATGCGAACTCGTCACAAACCAAGTAATCAAAAGTAAACCCTCGAATATTGTCGTACCTTTCAGCCGAAAAAAATTGAATAGTCGATCCGGTAACGTATTCGAGTAATAAGTCGCTTTGATTAACCGTTTTGTAAATTTCAGGTCGTTTAGCAAAGGCTTTGTAAATATCCTGAAATACTTTTTTGCTTTGCTTATAAACAGGACTTACCCATGCACATTTAACATTCTTATTGTTTAACGCCCAATAAAGAAGTTGATTAGCTGCCAATAATGTTTTCCCAAACTGCCTACCAATGTTTAAAACATAGTATTTGTAAGGTTCGTTATTGATCGAGTAATGTATCTTCTCCTGATTCGAATGTGGTG